AATTCAGCAATTTGAGAATCATCAGCCCAGATTCCACCTACGCCTGATGGAATAGCATCTAAGAGCGCTTTCAGGATTCCATCAATATCACGCGTGCGCCGATCTGGAGGATAGGAAACGACATGCAGCGCTAGCATCTCAGACTTCCAGATACAATCGCCTTCCCATGCTAGAACATCACGCACATGGTCTTTGTACTTGCGCGCTTCAGGAGAAAGATAAATTGAATTATTATGCATTCTCCAAATATGATTCAGGGCAGGAGGATAAGGCAGGAACGCTTCAATCTTCTTAATTCCCATAATATAAATCGCTGAGAATCCGATCAGCTTCTTGCTTTGTTACAAACTTCTTTCTTCCATCAAGATAAATTGCGACCTTGCCTTTGTTATGCGGTGTTTTTCCCGCCCTGCTAAGATTCCCAGGATTCCGATTCAAACCCTTTGCGATCAGCCTTCTCATATTTTCAACGCGCAGGCAACCGCACGACCATGTGCTTCTCGATGCCTTGCTTTGAACTGACTGCCTGCAAGCAATCTTCTCGTTTCCGCAGTCGCATTTATAAAGATCGTAAAGTTTTGTTTCTGTGTATCCGTTTGGGCGCGTGTATATTTTCTTGTAAACATTACGGATGAATGTTAAGCGTTTCTTTCTCACTCTTCCTTTGAAATTGTTATGGGGTGCTTCCCTTTAGAAACAGCTAGTTCAAGCTCTTTTTTAGAATGCGATTTTAAAAACTTGATATATTCAACAAAAGAAGGAAAACCAGCTTTTTGAAAGTTACGACCTTCTTTTTGGAGTTCTCTTTTTTCAAGATCAAAAGGGATTCTGTAGCGAGGTTTTTTGAATCTCTGACTCCATTTTCTCCTTCTCATTTTAAAGCCTGTTTTGAATCCTGCTCCCATCATTTCCTTTTCAAGTTCATGTATCTTGGTTTTTTCTTTCTAGGTTTTTTTGGCTTCTTCGGAGGGCCAGTAACAACATCACTGCGCCAACGATTCCCCCCACTAGATAGCTGTATGCGAATAGGCTTTGAATCGACATCTTCCTCCGTGAAATAGCAGACAGAAAATACGTTTACTTCCTTGTTCCTAATGATCGTTGCTGTCAGATACCTTCTTTGACCTGGAAACATCTCAAGCCAGCGCCGATCCGCTGGTTGCGGAATCCTAGCATTCAAACGCTCTAGCAAGGCTTCAGCTTCAGACACGTTCTTGCACTTGACTAGCGCATGACCGCGTTCAAGGCCGTCCTTGATGGCAGTGTTTGCTTTATCCTCGATATCCATCAAGATAGTGCGCCCGCATGGATGAACGAGCGCACTAGAGAGGAATGAACCACTAGCACAGTCCGCAAACGATGCTAGTAGATATCGACAGCGAGTTACTGACTGCGCGCCACCCGCTGCTGGGCGCGTATGAATGTTTCTGCATCTTCCTTTTTCGGGAACCACCGCCAAACAACTTGGGTAGCACCTCGATCTGATATTTTCTGGATAACTTCGTAAGCACCCATAAAGTTATCGCGCTTGATTTGGTAGTCCATGTATTCATAGTTCTGCACATACCCCACTTCACTAAAAAGGGAGTTTGTCTGGGTCTTTAGGATCGACATCAGGATCTTTCTGCTTCTTGGGCTTCGGAGTGCTAGCAACTTCTTGAACTGGAACACGCTTCACACCTTTGACATTCAAATCAATTTGTTCAGGATTGTTCCTGCGCGCTTGATTCTTGACTTTAACAAGCACGCGCTTACCCCAGACAGAAGCCATGAACTGAAGAAGATCATCTTCTGTTTTAAGAGGGCTTGTGCATTCAACCGCACGGCAAAACTCTGCTAGCTGTTCGCGTGCAATCTGCACGGCTTGCTCGTTCTTGTTCACTAGGTTCAAGCGGTTCCATACCAGACGACCATCGAAATCACCACCCATGATGACGAACTCCATCTCAAGATATTTTCCTGTTCCTGATTGGGTTTCCTTAAAGTCGTGGTTATTGAAAACGCACTCGTAAGTTCCGTCCTTGATTGGATCAAAAGACGATGAAACTATTTCTTCGTTTGGATCAAAAAAACTTAATTCTTCAGGCATCCGTTCCTTCTTTAAAATAATTGGTTATGTGATTGCGAAAAATTTCATAATCCAGTGGCATTTCATCTGGAAGATCGTATCTATTCTTCGCTTGGTAAGTTGGCGAGTCATTGCAATACATTCGGCGCTCGCCACCGCCAGCACGCTTGCGCTGTCCGCCGAAATCCTTTTTCTCTGTTAAGATCGTGATCTCCTGCTTCGCAAAGAGAGTGCAGTCCGACCACTGATACATCTTTTCTGCTGCTTGCTTATGAAGTGCTAACTGCCATTTGTTATGAAGCTGCGCAGTCGGATCTTTCACTTCCTTGGTTGCTGCATGACAAATCAAAACGATATTCATTCCTTGCTCACGCAGATCCTCAAGAAGCTTCACCAGCTTTTCAAAATATGTGAGTGCTTGGACATATCCCGCACCATACTGAATGTCTCCGATGCTGGCGCACCCACGCTGAATACAGATGTCCAAGTGCATTAATCTTTCTAGCCAATCCAGTGAGTCTATGACAACTGTTTTATATTCATGTTCTTCGTTGGCTAGCATTTCCAAAGCATCAATAACAGTTGCCCACTCCGCACCCTTTAGCGGCAAGCTCGCGCAGTCGATTCCGCCGAGTCCGTCTTCGATATCTAGCACTAGAGAGTTGCGCCACTGCGCAGCCCAATAGGATTTTCCAATACCACCAGGGCCGTATATCAACGCACGCAATGGTTTTGGTCGCTTGCCCGAAATAATCTGGTCTAATGTTGGTTTTGTCATTCCTTCCTTATAGAAAATAGATTTTACCTGCGCGCAGGCCATGATTATAAGTTTTCTGTAATTGCTCTATATAATTGGAAACGCTTCCAGATGGATAAATCTCGCCACCTTTCTGCTTTAGTTTGGTAATCATCCTTTCTTGCTTATAACCTGGATTCATCATCATAGTTGCTAGAGCGATCTTAACTTTGTCCTGTTTGACAGGAATTCTTTCTGCGCACTCTTTTAAATGCTCGCACCGCTTCTCGATTGTCAGCACACTATGAAAATTAAAGTCGCCAATATTAATCATGTTAATAATCTGCGTATTAGTGAGACTGAATCCAAACTCAAGGCGCATAATCAACTGCGGTGCGAACCTAAATTTAACCATCAAATACTCAACAACTTGCGCAGCTTTTACTCCTTCGTTGACTTTTGCTTTTACATAATCACTTATGTTCCAGCGATTTGTGCTATTGGACATCTGCGCGTATTCTTCGACCTTTGCATCTGGATCTATTAACACCCAGCCGTTGATTTTGAGATCAACACAGGCTCTAGCACGATGATGTCCATCACAAATAACAAGGTCATCGTTTAGCACAATTGGGAACGCGCGCCGAAAACCATATTTTTGCATGTTCTTTTTTAGATTTTTTAAACGATAACTTTGGGTTGCTTTTGCAACTCCATGCAGACGATTTGAATTATTAGTCTGTAATTCTTTAATCTCTTTTGGAGTTAATTCCATCAAAGTGCCTTTACGGTTTTTTGTTGGCATAATTTCCTACCTTCTTTTTATTTTCTGCGCCATTTTCTGAGCTTCTTCATACAACTTTTCTTCACTTAATCCTGCGCGTGTTAATGAATCTGCTGACTTCATTTTTTTAATAAAATCAGGCATCACTTGCATGAGAAGAAGCTGGGCGCGTGTATTCTCATTCAACGCTTGGATTAAACGCTCAGTTTCGTTAAGTTCAGCCACGGACACACTGAGCTAAAGTGTCCGATAACCGCGCGCCATGTTCGTCATGACAGCGCTTATAAAAAGAGCAATTCTTGCTAGTACAAAACTTTGAATCTCGATTGACAGGAAAATGCTGGGCTTTCACCATGCGGTCATGGTTTCGTGCTACCGCGACAACATGTGCTAGGTCATCTTCAGTGATATTTGCTGGCAGCACTTGCCAGAGCATCTTCTTGTTTTTAATGAGTGCGCGGATTTCGCACTGTGGAATAACATTTGTTCCCTGCATGCACATCCAAGCAAGAGCATAAAATGCTAGCTGAAAGCGGTGTGCGTAGGATGCTCTTTGCATTGAGCGCCCTGCTGTTTTGACATCTATTATGAGCGCGCTTTCGTAGTGATCGCTTTGATCCATGACTGCACGCTCTGCGATGAGATCCGTAATTCCGATAATCCGTCTGTCGATTCCATAAATTCTTAACACCATATCGTGCTGAACTCCGCGTACCTTGAAATCAACAAGTTCTTGATATTCAGAAAAGACATCCTGTTCCACACATCGCGCAGCAAGTTCGTCAACCGCATCCCATTGTTCAGGTGTCATCTCATCGCCATAAGTTGCACGGCTGAACTCGATGCTCTGAAAAAGATAAGTTTCGGGTTTTGCTGGTAATGAAGGATTTTGAATATGAAAGTGGATGCTGTTGATTGCTTCATCCATTGCAGTACCGAACACCAGCGCTTCTTTTGTACCTTCGTGCTGCTTGTCGATGTATCGGTACTTATACTGCTGTGGACAATCTGCTAGCTTCCGAAACTGGCTAGGGGAGTAGTGTTCCATTACGAAAAAGGTATCTCCTGTTGACCTGAAACCCAGCGGTCAACTTCGCGCTCTAGCCTTTTCGCACTTTCAAGATGTTCGCGTGATCTCGTTTTGAAATAGCTTTTTTGAGATTCGCGCATTTTTCTGACTAACTGATAAAATTGATCTCCTTCTTTCATTTGTCTCCTGCAAAAAAATCATATTCTGGTTCATCAGGCAATACTGTGATTGAGCCACCGCTTTGCAAATACTTCGCAACTGCATTCGCAACCTCGCTGCGTGTGTGTGGTGGTTGTTTTTTGGTTTTTTTCTTCTTAACTTCAACTTCAAAAACTTTCCGCAACCCAATTCCGTTCCCTGGATGCATTCGGCTAAGCCAACCGCGAAGCGTTTTCACATTGACCTGAAGACCGCGTGCTAGACTTTCATGGTCTTTGGGTCGCGGATGATGGCTCCCGCGAAGCCACCCTTTTATCGTTGGAATTGGACAGCCAGTGATCTTATGGAGCTTTGAACAGGAAAGCTCTAGTTGATCGGCCCGCTTCCTAAGCGGGTTATTAGGCTGTCCGCTGTATCGATGTTTGCTTTTCGGTGTGGGCATCCATGCCCTCCGTTGCTTCCATGCTTTTAATCTTTTCAACCAAGTGCTTGCTCTTCTTATATATAAGAGCGAGAGCATTGGCGCGCACCTTCTTAACAAGTTCTTCATCTAATGCTCGCGAAACTGTTGGAATATTAGTTCCAGCAGCATCAGCAACGTCTGACAGGGTTATTCCCGCCTGTCGCATTAGTTCTTTAATAGGCATTTCCATGACTTTATAAATAAGCTTGCAATATGTTTTACAAATAACTAAGGTATAAGAACTTTATGCTTGAGCTTATGCGATGTCAAGCTTTTTTATAATCTTTTTTGAAATAAGAGAAAAATGAAAAAAAGAGGAAGGAAGCGCGAGCTTTGGAAGAAAGAGCCAAAGCGTAATCGCGTTATCGGTTACATTCAGGTTGAAGGCAAGCCTAGCAGAAGGCCAGTGCTAGCTAGCATGGATGAGCTTGAAGAGCTAACCGAGCAAGAAACCGCGCTGCTGCTAGCTGAACGCTATAAGCTAGCACTTGCTAAGCATGAAGAAGGAAGGGGAAGACCGCCTGAAAGTAAAACATCTTTTAAGGCAGCAACTCAAACTTATCTCGATGAAAAAGTTTGGGCTGATGACAACCTGAATCCTTATGTTACCAGCTTTAATAAATTTATTGATTCATGTGGCGACTTTGAGCTTGGAACTTGGAGTAATAAACTGAATCAGAAATTTATAAATGATTGCAAAAAAGCTAATCTTGCTGAAAGCACCATCAACAAGCATCAGCGACATGTTCAGGGTGCGTTCAACTGGCTTCATGAATACCGACCTGATTTATTGCCGAATCCTATTAAAATAGAAAAGATTGCTGTTCATATACTGAAAAAGCAACCGCACGGCGAGCCTACGATTTGGTCAGCAGATGATATTAATCGCTATCGTTCAGCAATTGAGCGATGTGGTCATTTAAATCATTTGCGCGCCTTCATGCTAGCACGTTTCCAGATCATGAGACTGAGTGAGATTTGGAGTCTTCCATTGAGCCGTATGGACTTGAAAGAAGGTTTTATTGCTATTGACCATGTTCAAGATTTTCCAAAGGAAGGCAAGCGCGTGAAAGTAAAGAAAAAACAGACACGCAAGATCGAAGTCCATCCAACACTTTTACAATGGCTGCGCTGCGATAAACTAGCACGCGGACTTTCAGAAGCTTGGTGGCTAGATGATGGTAACGGCAACCCTGCTTTTATACAGAAAAATTCTATTACTGCTGCATTTAGAAAATTCAGGAATCTAGCAGGATTAGAAGGCGATCCTATTCACTGTTTTCGGCGCACAGGTATAACCGAAATGCTAGAAGGTGATGCTAAAGCAGTTAAAGTCATGGCGCTCGCAGGCCACTACTCAATGGATACCACATTAGGACATTACGTTAATCGCTCCGCGCTGGAAGGTTCCAAAGCTCTAGCCAAAATATCCTAATTAATGCTCTCTTTTGAAGGGCGCACGGATGGGAGAGAAGGAAGGAAGACCACCCGCGCTTGCCCCTCCGATCCGCTAGATTATTCGGTGAGTCCAGGGAAATATTTTACCTTCCCATTCTTCTTCACCATGCGCAAGACCTCCTTTCGATTATCCCCTGTTGAGGAATAGGAAACGTGAACCCATCCGCTGTTCGGGCCTTCAGGTTTGCCTGTGATTTTACTTACACGATCTGGCTGATAGTTTTCAAGAATTAGCTGGTCAAATTCTAGGTTGTCTTTGATCCAACGTGCTAGCTCCAGGTTGCTAACGCTTTCGCTGATAATTTCGATATCCGCAGCAGCCGATGTTCCAGAACAACAATGCTGAGATTTTGATGATCCTCCAATCAAAGTATTCAATTCGGGTGATCTAAAACAGGAATTGATCTTGGTAGGGCCGAACTTATTCCGCACCTTCTGGAGAACTTGAATTGTAAGTGCTGTTATTCTAGCAACCGCGTTATGATCTAAATGCCTTTCCTGGTCAATGCCTGCGTGTATTGCAGATGGAGAATAAACCAGTTCTTGAAGGCTGAAGTTAGCACTAATCCTCATTGCTACTAAATCATCCTTTGACCAAATCCATGAGGGATTTATGAGCGTGGCTGCCATCATCATTGACAGCGCCATCGAGCGCTTCTTTAACCTCTTTTGGAAGTTCGTCAAGATGTTTTTCTAAATGTTCGCTTGCTAGACTTTGTGCTTTATCTAGCACCAAACCTTTAAGCATGTTAGCCACTGCGGGCAGGATAAAATTAAGCATAGGAGGCTCCTTTTGTTTGTTAGGGTTTTTGATGAGTTTGTTGGTGTAAAGAAAATCATAAAAATACTTAATAAAATTAGTTAACACTTTCGTCCTTGTCATCATGTGGAGGTATAGAATTCTTTTCAGGTTCTTGTGCTAGATCGCCGCCGCTATCGAAATAAAATTTTGAAATTCCCGCCAAAATTGGGATAAAAGCTCCAACGAGAATGTTCAATAAATCTTTTGAGCTAGTTGGCAACTCTTCTCCTGAACCTAGCATGATATGGACAACATACGCGAATATAGCGAGCGCGCAGCATGCTATCACAAACCGCGCATAGAAACGTGTAACCTGAATTTTTTCATTCACAGTCATTGGATTTTTTGACTGCTTGGGAGGATCAGTTACTTTTTCAACAGTGGTCGTTATTTCTTTAGCCATGCTATCGTCTACTTGGTTTCATTCCTCTGATTTCACCACACAATTCCTTGATCGCCATCGTCTGCTCATTTAATGCAGACTGAAAATTCTCGTTCCTAGTATTACTCAAGTTAATCACATCAATAAGTCGTGAATCAGCTACTGTATCCTTTTCCTGCCAACTTTTAACTTCGTCACGATGTGCTTGTGCGGTCTTATAAATATAAAAAAAAGTAGCACCAATAATTACTGCTGGTAAGCCGATCCTTTCGACTAATTGCATGAAACTATCTACTTCCATAAGGATTTCTGGATGTGTTTTTCCTGTTGCATAGGCGTAATCCGCAGGATTCATGGCTTCGGATATTTATCCTTAGTCTTCACTAGAACTTAGTGTCGCTAGAGTCTTAGTTGCTGATCCGTCTTTAATATTATCTACTTGTAGATCACTTGGCATGTTTTACTCTGGTTTAGTTGGAAATTCTATCTTGTTAAGATCTGAAAAATCCATGTCTCTCAAACTTTGTCTGTAGGTTTTCCATTCTGTTAATTTTGATTCAGAAAGCCCTCTGTCAGATACCAAATAAGAATCAGACTCAGCCAGTAAGGAATTACGCATAGCTCTTTTGTCGGCAATAGCCCAATCGGAATTAGTTGCATGGTTAGAGACCGAAACTCTGTCACCGTTATTAATTTTTAAGTATGCCATACATAGTCTTTAAGAATTATTATATCCAAAAACATATACACCTCCCTCAGCATTAACAGTCCACTTATTACTACTGCCTCCACCTTTTATATTAAACCCTCTGATTTTTGTGCCGGAACTTCCACTACCAGTACCTTTATACACACAGGATAGGACTGACGTAGTGTGATGACCGTCACCTCTGGTAAAAGCTAGATGACCGTGGACTTGTGAATAGGTATTTTCAGTGCGTGTACCAGAAAAAATTAACTCCCCACACATTCCTTCTTTTGCACCAGAAGCCGCACCCATGTTTCCACTCAACTTCATATTAGCCTCTGATTCACCTGTAAATATACGATCCGTACCACCACTGTCTTTCGCTATATTAGCGTACCAATAATGTGACCCACCTATCTCGCTTCCTTCGTCATCTATAAAACGTAAGTATACTTCTGCTGTATCCATGTTCGTTGCACCTATCATACTTTCAATCACAATTGAATAGGATTCATAGGTGTCACTAAATACATTATCTACTGCGAAAACACTACTATCTGGGGCTGGACCTTGTTTATATGCAACCAAGGTATATCCACCAGCAATAGCTTCAAAAGCAGGGGCAGTTCCAGTACCTGTAGATGTTAGCACATGACCATCAGTTCCTAGATGAGCTAACTTATCTAAGTTAATCGCATCATCTGCTATTCTTGCAGTTGCAAAAGTACCAGAAACTATTGCCCCAGCTTGTCCGTGTGCTAATGTAGTTGCTTTAGTTGTTGCCATTAAGCCATTATTTATTCAGGTTTACTGGGCCATGTTATATTGTCAGGATCGCTAAAATCCATATCTCTTAATGCTTTTCTGTAAGTTTTCCATTCAGCTTTTTTAGTAGTAGGAAAATCTTCAGTTACAAAACAATCTGTAGTAGACAAAATATAATTTCTTTCTACTCTAAGATTTGCCTGTTTTAGTTCCTTTTCAGTATGATCATTTTTCAAATAAACTGGTTGACCAGAACCCAAAGTTATTGTGTACATAATTAATCTTTTATTCCGTAAAGAACAAATTTACCTGCAGATATATTACCAGAACCACTTAATAGAAACTGGAATTCTGTCAATGCTGTGGTTATTGCAGAAGATGTATTATAAGAAGCCACAAAAGTTGAGTGACTTACCCTATTGCTTTCATCTTCGCTAATTGCACAAGTACCAAATGCTTGTTTTAACTTTGATGTAGAATAAGGTTGCGGTAAATACACAAACCCAGTTGCATGACAACTACCAGTAACTTCAACAGAATCATTCATTGCATAACCCATATAAAAACTGGTTCCGCTATGTGACTGTTGACGTAGGATTGCATCTACATCACTCCTCCATGTTGCTGTTGAAAACCTGTAACTACCTGCGCTTAATATGCCCCCAACATTAAAACGTCCATAAACGTTTGAACCACTAGCACTTACACTAAAATTAACAAATTTTATACAATACAAGTCATAAGAGCTACTAAGTAATGTTGAAGATCCCATTTCAATAGTTGTTTGTCCACTTGCAGTTTTTTCTTCAAGTTTTACCCACGCTCCACCAGAAGCATCCTCAAAAGCAGGAGGTGATCCTGCACCAGTAGATGTTAAAACCTGACCATCTGTTCCAGGGCCAACTGCACTAGGATTTCCTGAAGCATCATAGGTAATTATTTGCCCATCGGTCCCTGATGCCATTTTTGCTAGAGTAATAGCATCATCTGCTATGTTTGCAGTTGGAAAAGTACCAGAAGTAATGCTTGATGCATCTATACCATCACCAAAGTTGGCAATATCTCTAGCACGTGTCATTCGCCCTCTTTATTTTCTTCTACCTGTTCTTTCAAAAACTTTGCGTAGTTTTCTTTTACTGAATTAGTCATAACTGCTGTAAATTGTTCCTTTACTACATCATCAGTTATGTTTGAAACATCATGATCAGGGTTCAGAACATACCGATTATAACTACCTGAAATTCTAGCTCCATTTTCAATGATTTGTTTGTCTTCTCT